TTAAACCCCAATAAGCATCGACACAGGCGAAAGCGTTTTCGCCGATTCCAGGTAATCTGGCGACAGGTGGGCATAGCGCATGGTCATGGTGATGTTGCCGTGTCCGAGGATGCGCTGGAGCGTGAGTATGTCGCCCCCGTTCATCATGTAGTGACTGGCGAAGGTGTGACGCAGGATGTGGGTCAGTTGTTGCGGCGTTGAGAATCCACACCGTTCATACGCTGACCTGAATGCCGATCGGCAAGGGCCAAACAATCGTCCTGGGCCGGGGAGCGCGTTTTCCAGTACCTGCTCCTGGATGTTGGGATCAATGGGTACTGCCCTGCTCTTTCCGTTCTTCGTATCCCTGAAAATGACCTTACCCGAGACAATGCACGACTGCGTTAGTGTCTCCGCTTCTGCCCATCGGGAGCCGGTAGCCAGGCAGATCATGGCGACTGACCACACAAAGTGGTTGGTGCTTTTGCGGCATTCGTCCAGGAGCTGCTTGCACTGTTCGATGGTGAGGAAGGACATTTCCCGTTCTTTCACTCTCACCTGACGAACCGGAGCAATGGGGTTTGTCTTCAGGTGGCCAATCCGCACCATTTCCGAGAAGACGGAAGACAGGTAACGCTGCTCATGGTTGCAGGTGCCGGCACTGACTTCCTGCATTCGTTGGGCGCGGTATTCCATCCAGTCAGTGGCGGTGAAGTCCTTTACCCTGGGGTTACCCAAACGATCACAGATAGCGTTTGTCCTGGACAGTCGGTACTTTGCGTCTTTCAGGGTGTGGCCGTGGTAGTCGTACCACTTCTTTACCAGGTCTTTCAGGCGTTCCCCGGTGCCGTGGTCTTTGCGGCCGTAATCGCGCACGAACTGCAATGCATCAAGCCGGGTTTTGAATCCCTGCTTTCGAACTCGCGGGCCGGTTTTCTTTCCAAACGGGTAGAAATCGACACGCCAGCCGTTTTCGGTTTTCTCGATCACGCGGCTACCTTCGTTAAAAGTCGTCGCTTCGTGAGTCCGTCCTGGACGAGCTGGAACAGCTCGTTTTCGTAGATTTCCCGCCTTCGGTAGTAGTTACACAGGTCTTCCCAGAGTCCGCTCTTCTTGAGGCAGTCCCAGGCCTGTCGGGCGTTAAACCGGTTGCGTGCATAGATGCTCAGGAGATTGCCGAAGGCCAGGGAGACGTTCTTTTCGTTGCCGCAACCGGGTTCCTTTTTTACGCGTTTGTACATCAGATCAGGGGCGCTGTAGCCAAAGCCAATATCGTCCCGGAGCTTTGTCCAGATGGGATGAACCCAATCGCGTTTGACCTCGTAACGGTTGGCATTCAGGGCGTATTGCCACAGGCCGGTCAGGTGGGGCACGGCGTCCATATAGGTATAGATGGGTTTCATGCCGCTGGTGCCCTGGGAGATTTCGTTCACGATGCGGTGATGGAACCGGATTTCCAGACGCCACACGGGCTTTTCCGGATCGTAGCAGGTGTCCGGGAAGCAGCGTTCGTTGGTCGAGCATTCCCAGATGCCTTCCATGAAGGCGCGCTTGTCGGAGACGTCGATTTCTTTCGATTTATCGTAGATGCACACCTGCAGGCTGTTGGCTTTGCCAAAGGTGTAGGTTTCTCCGCGTCCGTTGATGGTGGCGCCATCGAGGCCCTTGAATACCAGGTCACTAAGGCCGTTGTGAACGCTGATGGTTTTGGCGCGGGTGACGAAGTGCTGGGCGAAGTCCTGGGGCGGTTCCCAACCCTGAAAATCGACGGCGAGGTGTAGCGCGATACCCACGGGTTTGATGCCTTTCAGGAACACCATGCCCCACTCTGCCAGTTCATCGTGGATTTCCTGGCTGGAGCGTTCATAGAGCCAACGCGGAGAGGTTTCTATCTTCAGGTGGGTACCGGGGTTTTCAGCATCGGCGTAGAAGTTCTGCAGGAGGATGGTCAGGCCGTATTCCCGGTTCTGCAGGATGTATTTGAAGCCACCGCGTCTACCGGACTGGACTTTGAACTCTACCCCTTTGACCCTGATAGTCGCGTCATAGCTTTCGTTGTATGCCTCGACAATCTCGGCCAGTGGTTCGGGCTTCAGTCGTCCCTCAAAGAGCTGTCGGACGGTGTCTACTCCCGTCCAAAGCACATCGATGTTGTCCAGGTTGATCTGCTGGCCATCGGGGCCGATGAACAAATCCCCTTTTCCTACCTCTCCGGTCTGTACGTTAAAGCGTTCAAAGTCGTTGATCATCTGTAGTGTTCCTTTTTGTCCATTTATGTACCGTTATTTCGGTACCTATGAGACGTGTTACAGGGACGTCTCTGGGGCTTCGCCCCGGCAGCGCCTTCGCGCTTGCTCCTCGCGCATCGTCGCTAGCGCTCCGCCGCTGCCGGGTTTTCGGCCTTGGTGATCAGGGGAGGAAACACGGTCGGCTCAAACGTCGGTCGCGGGTCCGGTTGTTCACTTCGGATGCGTTGGCAATACAGGTCCTGGACGGGCTCCCCTTCCCACCACAGCTGGCCGTGGCAGGTGCGGATGTAGAGGACTTTGTAGCCGAAGCCCGCCAGGTCACGCTGGGTGAGCGCAAATTCGCCCTGGGTGTCGTGGCCATGGAACAGGTAGAGGCGGTTAACGCTGCCGGCGATGCGTAGTTCGACGTCCTCGAATGGGTGCGCCTGGTGCCGGCGTGAGTTCGGGGCGTTGGGTTGTCGGTTTTTATTGGGGTTATTTTGTGGGTTCAGAGCACGCTCAGGCGGGCGATCAGTCGGAACGCGGCTCCCATCAGGACCATCAGGGTGAGTGCCACTGTCAGTTTCAGGAGCTTGCGGCACAGCCACCGGGTCATCGGCAAAACGCGCTTTTTCACGCTCGATGATGTTTTTCGCAGAGTAGCCAAGCCAACCAAGGCTGCAGACGATAATAAGAGCGACCATCTGTAGCTTTCGATCCGCAAGCATTGAATGGCCCCCGACCACCCCTTTGGCCTTGCCGGTTTTGGTCGACTGGTAGCATTCGAAGACGCGGAGGTCGACCTTGTACTCTTTTGGGACACCGATGCTATGGGAGGCAGCTTTTCCGCTGTTTTCAGGGTCATGTTCCAGTTCCCTCCATTTGTTTTTCTTCCAGGGCACGATGTGCCCCATTTGCCAGTGCCGGAATGCCTGCTGGGCACTCTGGCGGATTTCTTTGTGGATCTTGGCGATGTTCGGGGTGCACAGGAACAAATCCCAGTTGTAGTGCCGGTGCATGTCGAAGGCCAGGAGGACGTCCGCCGGGCGGTTGTCGCGCTGGGCGGCTTCTTTGCCGCCGGGGTAGTCCAGGTGTTCGATCTTGAAGTCCCGTCGGGCAGCGGGGTACACAGCCTGGGCTTCATCGAGGACGATCAGGGCGCCGATCGGGGCCCAGTGGAACCATCGTGCAGCGTATTCGAGGGCGTCCCGGGTTTCGGTTTCGAGGTTGATGATTCTGGATTCCGGGCCGCAGGTAACGCCGAAGGCTTCTTCCACCCGTTCGATGGAGTCCAGGCCCCGGATGTTGGTGACGACGCAGCGGCCCTCGGGGTAGTCGCTGTCTTCGCCGGTTAAGGCGGGGATGACATAGCGCTGGACGACGCCGGCGGATTTGTAGGAGCCGGGCGGGCCGTGGTGGATGTTGATGGTCATTTCAGCACTCCCATGACGTAGCGGGTGAGGTAGGAGTTGAGGATGATGTTGAGGGCGTCGGGGATGCGGAAGTAGGTCAGCGCGCCCATGACGGTGGAGTCGATGCCGCCCCAGTACTGGTTGATGGTGCCGGAGATGTTGAGCTGGTTAAGGACTTCCTGGGCAACCTGCCAGGCAAAGCCGACGAAGTAGATTTTGGCTTTGGTCACCCAGATGACGTACCAGGCGGAGAGTTTGACCAGGGCGTCGTCCAGGAAGGCGGGGATGCTTTCCAGGAAAGCCCAGATTGAGTCGAAGAAGGTGGCGATGAATTCCATCAGTCTTTGGCTCCCATGACGATGCCGAGCCCGATGAAGGCAGCGGCGAAGAGGATGATGGAGCCGACGATGGAGAGGTGGGCTCCGAACTTGGATAATCCGGCGTTGAAGGTTTCGCCGTAGAGGGTGACGTTGTTGTCTTCCAGGCCACCGCCTCCGGTGAAGGAGCCGAAGGAGGAGGCCATTTCGGCGCGGATGTTGGCGATGAGGTTTTCGTATTCGCTCTGGATGGCGTTGAGTTCTTCCAGGCCGTCGCCGATCTTGAGGTCGATGGGGTCACCGCTCCAGTTGATGGGGGTTTCTTGTTCGCCATCGCCCCCATCCCCACTGCCATTACCTCCACCACCACCGCCGCCGGGGATATTGCCGATGGCGTCGGTGATGGCTTTGGTGCCGTCTTTGATCTGGTTGCCCAGGCCTTTGAGGGTTTCGTTGATGTTGTCGGTGTTGGTGTTGCCCCGGCCCAGCAGTTTTTTGATGTCCTGGAGCTGGCCGGTGATGCCGGTGATGTCGCCCTGGCCGTCGCCGTCGCTGTCACCGTTATTGGGGTCGTTGGGGCCGCCGGGTTGGTCGTTGTCGCCGGGCTTTCTGAGCGGCAGGCAGGCGAAGCCACCCCATTGATCTCGTTTGAGAACGTCGGTTCCGGAGCATTGCGGCGGGTTGTAGGCGTTGGGGAAGCAGGATTCTACGGTGGTGCCGTTTTTCTCGACGACGCCCCAGGTGTAGCCATCACCGAGGGCTTTGCAGTTGTTTTGTGGATCACCGCAGATCAGGACGGCTTCACCCCCGTAGCCGGCAACGCCTTTGAAGTCGGGGTGGTCGGGGCCGCACTCTGGCTGGTCGGGGTCTTCTTCCACCTGGTCGATGCAGTAGCCGTCGGCGCCGATGCCCTGGCATTCGGGGACACAATAGGCGCCCTGTTCGGTTTGTACTTCGTACAGGCCTTCCAGCTGGCACTCGCCGGGTTCGCGGTTTCTCATGCACTGGGCGGGGGCGGTGACGGATGAACCGCTTTCGGGGTCATAGGCGCCGGTGGCAGGGATATAGCCTTCGGAACATACGCCACATTCAGCGCCATCAGGGACGCCGCCTTCGTGGGTTCGTTGGGCGCAGGGTTCACGGGGGATAGCGACAACACGAACACGGCCAGTCACGTGCATTTCATGACCACCACCTCCCCAGGTGTAGGCCGCACCCTGGATAGGATCGTCGTTGTATCCCTGCACCAAACATTCCATGTCAGGATAGGAAAGCTGGCAGGCCGGGATTTTTTGCTCAGCTTGAGGGCGCAAACCGTCCTGAGGGTCTTTGTAACCCTGATGGCTAAAATAAATGAGAGACCCCGTCTTTGACCAAAAGACAACACCGCCTTCTGGAAGCGGAGGGAAACTAGCGTGGGCTTTGTCGACCAGGCCGATGATGAGCAGGCCGAATAAAAGTAAGGCGAACCAGATGTGGATGTTTTGTTTCATGGGGCACCAAATGAGTAAGGGCCGGAATCCGGCCCTTAAACAGTCCGGTAGCCGGACACAAGACAGCCTACCCAGAGGCAGGCTATCAGGACGCTGGTGAGCATTTACCGGCTCATCAGGCGCAGGACGATGCCCACACCCATGACCACGGCAGCCAGTGCGATCACGGCGGCGACCGCGGCTCCGGCGTTGGTCAGGCCGTCGGTTTTCGCAGCGTCGATGGCGGCGCTGTGGTCGGCGGCGAATGCCACCACGGAGGAGGTGGCGGCAGAGAGGGCAACGCCCACTTTCGCCACGTTCTTACCGAAGCGGGAACGAGCCATGGCCCACTGTTTGCCGTTGTCTTGCTTTTCCATTTCGATTACCTGGTTCATGTTGTTACCTCACGATTTACGCATTATTTGAACGACCCTTCCGGCACTGACTCCAATGACGAATAAGGTCAGGGCTACTCCTGACACGACTCCGATAATGGCGGGGTCTGGTGCCAGGTATTCCTGAAACAGGACGTCGACGTCCTGATAAGGAATGCTGTGTAAGGTGCCCGTGCATTGGATGCCCTGGGCGCCTTGGATCCATTGGCCATCACAAGTGATGACGTTCATACCGGGTGTGCCCTCAAGCTGATGTTTCCGGCACACGGCACGGGAATGATTAGCTTTTGGGCTTTAACCTGGTTTGCCTTCCGCTCTTTCCTGGAAGGCAGTTCGGCGTAACAGGCTTTGCAGGGCTGCTGGATGACGCCACGGCTGCTGTAGAAAAACTCACTGTCTTCGGGCCAGTAATCACCGCATTTGGTGCAACGGCGTTCTTTTCCGAGTTCGGTGTGGATGGTTTTGGCAGCCATGATGTTGTCCTCCGCTATTCAGCTCTGCAATTCCCTATCAGGCCGTCTTCTTGATTGCTTCCTGGGGCTTCAGCTCCAGGGCCTTGAAGGTGACCTTGCCGCCCTGCCCCGCTTTCATCTGGGCTTTGACGGTGAACATCGCTGGCAGGCGGTCGGCGTGGTTTCTGAGTTGGTCGATGTGCTTGTAGTCGCAGGCGATTTTCATCACTTCATTACCTACTCGGTTTTCATCGTTGGCTTCTGCAGGAGCGTAGGCCCACAGGGAGCCGCCTTTGTTGCCGTCGATGTCGTAGCGGGTGGCGCCGATGACCATCAGGTTCAGGTGGTTTTCCATGGTGTTTGTCCTCTTGGTTTCGTTTGGGTGTTGCGTTTGGTGTTGGTGTTGCTGTTTCTGGGTTTGCTGTTTGTCTTCCGTTTTCCTTTAAGGAATCAGGAAGGGTGTTGATTCTGGGTTGCGACCCCTTCGGGGCGGGCTCTACTCGCTGCGCTCCTGGACACTAAGGTGTCCACCCTTACGGGTGACGATCCCTGTCGCCTTCGGTCACGGGTGTGCCCTGCGCGCTCCGCTTGCAGCCTTTGCTCATGGCTCGGAATCAAGGGGCGGGCGTCCTCCCCCGGCATCCTCACCACTCCTTCTGCGCACTGTGGGCCACTCACTGACCGCCACAAGGCCAGGGGGCCTTTGGCCCTGGCGCTGCGCGCCAGCCTTGCAGCGCTCACTGAGCACCCCCCTTTTCGTGCGCGAGTGGTGACGATGACGGGGGCGGACTCGAGGGCTTTTCAGTGTGTTTGGCCTGAGTGCCAAAGTTCGGGCAGCCGGCCTCTAGCCAGGCGCGCAGGACGGAACCTCCGAGGGTCCAGAGGTCGGTGCCGCGCTGGATGGCTTCCTGCTGCAATTGCAGGTAGATGGAGGACGGGGCGCACACGTAGAAACGGCGCTCTTTGTCTTCTACCTGGTCTTTTCTCGGCGGTATGTGGGTCATGGTTGGGTCTCCGTGACGTTGGGTAAGTCCAGTTGGCCGCAGTCCCAGGCGTCCCTCAGTTGGATGAGGCGATCAAACGCCGGGCTGTGGTAGCCGCTGGCTTCCAGTTCCTGGATCAGGGCGTCGGTGAAGCCGGCTTTGCAGCGGGCCATGTAGTCGCACGGGTAGTCGGTGCGCACTTCCTGCAGGTGGCTGAGCCGTTGCAGGAGGTTGGATAAAAGGCCTTCCAGGGTGGCTGGGGTGAGTGCAGAGGACGGGCGCGGGCCCTGGAAGGCAAAACGGTTCCGGCGCAGTTGTCTGGTCAGAATGGCGGAACTGAGGTGGCCATTGAGTTTGTGCGCCAGGGCCTGGTTGTGAAGGCTGCCGAGGATGAACAGGCGCGACGCAGATTTGATGGCGGCGTCTACGTCGTCGTTCTGCAACGCCGTCAGGCCGGTTTTGAAGACGTTGACCGGTTCTGAGTTCGGGCGTTGAAAGGCAAAGGTGGCGGCTTTGCGGGCGGCGTCCAGGCGGTGGTATTTCATGCCGGCACCTCCATGTCTTCCAGGTATTCCCTGGGGAACTCGGGGTGATCAATGTTGCCGAGTTCCAGCCAGATCGGATTGAAGTACTGGAGGCTGTTGTCCAGGAAGTGCTGGAACACTTCTTCTTCGGTGGCATCCATGGGCACGACCATCGGGAGTCCGTAACGCCAGCCTCGGGGCACCGACACGAAGTATTCAATTTCTTGATTGCGGAAGTCGCGGCAGCCAGTGTGGTGGAATTGCAGGTACACGCCGTTGTGTATCCGGGCAAAGGCACCGGGTGCGGCGGCGCTGGCGAACAGGTCCAGGGTTTGGGGAGCAGTGTTCATGCGGCAGCCCTCAGTGCGGTGCAGGCCTGCCCTACTGCCCAGGTATTAAAGTCGCGGGTGTCGTCCTGGAGCATGAATTCGCCCCAGGCGATGCTCAGGCGAATGCCGTACCAGTACAGGTCGGAATCGATGCCCATATAAGAGGCAGCCATGTCGGAAACCTTGCTGGCTCGGTAGGCGGCCAGTTCATAGTCTCCAGTGCTCCAGGCTTCGCAAGCTTGCTGGAAACGCAGGCGCATGTTGGTTTTCTTCTGGTTGCGAACGTCCGGTGTCATGGTCATACCTCCTCTTCTTCCATCTGGCGAAGCAGACGGACGATATCGACCATGCGGTGACGACCAATCTTGTAGGTCGGGATGTAGGCGCGTTTGATCCAGCCTTCTACAACCCCTGCTTCCACGCGCACCCACTCTGCAAACTCGCGCCACTCCATGAGAGGTGGCCAGTTCAGGTCTTTGATGCGCTCTGCTAGTTGTTCGTCTATCATGGTCATTGGTCAAAAACGTCCAAAAACGGCTAACTCCAAATCTACTTAAGCCATATTAACTTAACCTAGATTGTTTAGCCATATTGGCTTAAGTCATTTTTATACCAATTATTCATGATCAAAGAACGGGTTATAACCATCATCAAAAATTCAGGGATGAAAAATCCGGAGCTGGAAGCGAAAACCGGGATAGGCCGCTATACCTGGCAAAACATCAGGAACAAGCCTGATCGCGAATTAAAAACTGAGGAAATTGAGGCAGTAGTGAAGCTCTATCCTCAGTACGCGTTATGGATCGCTTCAGGAGAGATAGCTCCCGAGATCGGTCAGACCAGCCCTGAGTACGACGAAGTCAACTCAAAGTTAGACAGTCGCGCCGAGGGATAG